ATAGCAATGGCTTGGGTGGATTGCAAATCCATCTAGGGCGGTTCGACTCCGCCACGCGCCTCCATTAAATCAAGCACTTACGATAAAATCAGTCCATCTAACAGCGCTTGAAAACCCCCTAAAAACCCCTAAAATCCCCCCCTAGTGTGGTTAAACCACACTTGTAATGGATCGACATGTCCATCTAGTCTTAGGGGGAAGACACCATGGCCACCATCCGAAAGCGCCCGTCGGGCAGCTACGAAGTCACCATCCGCCGAAAGCTCCTGCCCCGACCGATTTCCGTTTCGGCCGAAACTGAAACTCAGGCTAAGGCCCTGGCTGAACGCATCGAGGCCCAATTGGATCTCGGCATCATCCCGGAAGATTTTCTGACCCTGCAGCCCCGCTCTTTCTGGAATGTCTCCAGCTGGACCGAAGAATATGAAAAATCCGGCAAACCCTCGGCTTCGGATCGCCCGCTCCTGAAAATTGTCCGGTCCGATCTTAAGACCCTGGCGCTTAAGGATCTCAATCCGGTCAATCTCGAAAAGTGGATTCAGGCCATGAAGGCCCGGCGATTGAGACCCGGCAGCATCAAGAAACGGGTCGGGGCCCTGGGCCGGTCGCTGGATCTGGCCGTCCATCGTGAAATCCTGGTCTTTAACCCAATCCGGAATCTTCCGAAGAACTACGCCGCCTACAGCGAAGCCGATGGCGAAATCATCGAGGATGGCGTCCGCGATCGGCGGCTGGAACCTGGTGAAGAGGAGCGCCTCGATGCGCAGCTGCAATCTCAACCCGATCTCTGGCTCCTGTTTCATCTGGCGCTCGAGACCGCCATGCGCATGCGGGAAATGTTCACCCTGACCGTCGACCAGGTCGACCTTAAAAAGCGCACGATTTTTCTGCAGAAAACCAAGAACGGCGATAAACGCCAGGTGCCCTTGAGTTCGACAGCCCTCGGCTTTTTAACCGAGCGGATTCAGGGAGCCGATCCCAGCGCCCTGCTCTTTCCCTATTTTGATGGGCATCTTGATAACACCACCCGGCGCATCAGTTATTACTGGTCCTCGATCACCGAAAAAGCAGGCATCGAAGACTTTCATTTTCATGATTTGCGTCATGAGGCCACCTGTCGCCTGTTTGAGCGGACCCCCATGTCGGATCTTGAAATTGCGACCATCACCGGTCATCGGGATCCCCGAATGCTTAAACGCTATGCCAATTTGAGAGGCTCGGATCTGGCGAAGAAAATGTGGTGAAAAAAAAGGGGCCCGAAGGCCCCAAAATCGCGCTGCTGTGAACTAGATTTCAATTTTGGCGGCTTCAATGAACAATAGATCCAAATCGCTATCCGACCATCCCATGCCGGCAGCAATCGAAAGCAGCATCGGTGATTCGCGTCGATACTCGATGGCATTAGTCCAGGCCAGTTTGACCAAGGGATCGGTGGAGGCATTGACGTAAGCCTCCACTGCATCGAGCGAGCCTTCCTGCAATAACACGGCCTTGGCCTGTAGCGGTGAGACGGCTTGCGGCACCTCGCTGGGTGGCGGGGTCCAGGTCGGCAGGGCCGGCGGCTGGGCATTTGGGAAATCCGCGCGAGTTAGGCCATAGCGCCCAATCACGCTATTGTCCTCAATGGCCACAAAACGGCGGTTGATGTCATCTCGCTGGATCAGCCACAAGCTTCCTTCTAAAAGCTGCATGAATTCCGCATGCTCCACAGTCCCCTCCAGGGCGTCCAAATCCTCACGGGTGTTAATGATGGTCGTGGCCAAGCTCATAATGACTCTCCAGGTAATGCAACAGATGGTGGGTGTCCGCCCAGCGGGCATGTCCTGCCCAGGCGGCAATGAATTGATTCAGCCCCGCGGGATCCCTATGGGTGATGGCGTTCTGAATTTTGCGTTTGGCCCGGATGACGGAATCCTTGCGTAACAATTTATGCGTAGGCCAAATCCGGTAGCCGAGGAAATTGATGCCGCGTGACGTATTAGCCACCTGCCATTTGCTGATGCGAAGCCCGAGCTGGGTTTCGGCAAAGGTGCTCATGCGGGTGAACGTCTCACGTAGCGATTCCGAATCCTGACCCAGCACAATGATGTCGTCCATGTAGCGGGCCCAGTGCCGTTCCTTGAGATCAAAATGCAAGAACCGATCGACCGCGCCGCCATAGACATTGGCAAATAGCTGCGAGGTCAGGCTCCCAATCGGAAGGCCCTGCCCTTGAGGTGGAATAATTTCCCGCAATACAGCCAAAGTCTGAGGACAACCAATCTTCTTTTCGATCATCCGATGCAAGACCGCATGCTGAATGCTCGGAAAAAACTTTCGAAAATCGGTTTTCAAAAAATGCGTCGCTTGAGTCTTCCGAAGGCGTGACTGAATATGACGCACCCCGGCATGGGTCCCAAGCCCAGGGCGACACGCAAAGGTATAAGGCAACAGACTTTTTTCAAAAATCGGCCCAATGACATTGCAAACCGCATGTTGGACCAGGCGATCCTTGAAGCCTAAAGCCGAAATCAGCCGCGGCTTGGGTTCAAAGATGGTGAATTCTCGATAGGGTCCGATCTGATATCGGCCTTCCAAAAGCTCATCATGAATCTGTTTCAGATGCAGCTGATCGTATTCCTTGAAATTGAGATAGCCCCACGTCAGCCGCTTGCGTTTCGTGGTTCGAAAATAGGCCTGCCGCAGATTGGCCATATCGGCAATCTTTGGCATCAAATGATGATGAGGGGCGCTCATGAATGCTGGCCGCGCGTTTCCCATCTCGGGTACTCCGCGCTCTGCCAGACCCTGAAACGTGTTCCCCGAAGGAGGATCTGACCGGCTGACCACATGTTGAAGTGGACGGCCTGCCGCGCCTTGACGACGGCAGAGCGAAAATCATGTGTCACAGGCGCACCGCAACCCGATGTTGTTGTTCGAGTTCGAGGCAGCGTTGTTCCAGTTCGACGAACGCGAACCGGAGTTCGCGCCCTCGTTCCAGTTGCCGCCAAAGATCGCCGCGTTAATTCCCGGTAGACCCCTGCTTTTTCTTCCGTTTGATCCACATGTGCAGCATCCCGCCGACTTCGCTGACCAATCCCTGAGCGAATTCGAGTTGATGATGGCTCATGCAGCGCTGAACGTGAAGAAATCGCATCCAGAAGCGCAGATGCGCAAGTCCCGCATCTGCCGCATAAAGCTTGCCGACCTGATTGGATTTTCCGGCCTGAAAGAACAAATCGGGTTGCCCCATCAGGCATTGTAGAAAGAGATCGCGGGCGACCCCATGCTTTCGAGGCATCGACTGGGCGATCGGATAAAGATACCCGATTACACGCTCGAATTTCTCGACAATGGCCATTTGGTCGTAACACGCGATCTGCTCGTCCGGTTGTTGGGGTTCGTCGCTCATCCTGAGCGGGCGCTTTCGCGCCCTTAATCAAGGATCAGGTGGTCACAGGCGCACCGCAACCCGAAGCTGCCGTCCGAGCTCGAGGCAGCGTAGACCCAGACCGACGAACGCGAACCGGAGTACGCGCCCCCGGTCCAGGCGCCGCCAAAGACCGCCGCGTTGGGTGCGTTGTATTCAGAGCCCCGGCCATTGGTATTCGCATTCCAGGAGGCTGCGCCATAGGGTCCGCCCCGTTCTTGACCCCAGACATACATCACGCCGGTGGCCTGAATCAGGCCCCACTTGGAGGTATAGGCCGCATTCAGAATGGTCGAACCTTGATCGGTGCCAATGGATGAAGCTTCCGTCGTCCCATAGGCTGCCGCCATGAATTCGGACTGATACAAAGGCCGTTTGCCATAGGCATGCGCCACTTCTTGCGCTTCGAACCAGGTCAATGATCCATACGCTGTCGAACCATTGCCGCCATACAGGGTCGGGATCTTGGGGGGCGAGGAGCCATCCGCAATGGTGACGTTGTATTTGGAGGTGCCATTGGTACCGGGATCGGTATTGGTCAGATAGATATCCGCCCAGAATCCCCCGGCAATCAAGGTCATGCCGCGCGGATCAGGGCAAGCGGGGCGGAACTTGAGATCCCAGAAGGAATACTGATTGATCTGTGCAGTCGTATTGCCACCGGAAGTTCCCGTAGCGTTGCCGCCTGGCGCATAGTGGAAGCCACCGACTTTACGCGCGCCGGTTGTCGGGGGTGACGTATGGTTGGTGGTCGCTTCCAAAGTGCCATCGGTTTTGGCCCAGATGGCATAGTCGGTACCGGCCGTGGCGGTACCGGGCATGGTCACCACCGTACCCGAAGCAATGGTTTTGATCGCGCCATTGACCTCGACATACAGCGCGGTCTGCGTTGAGACCGTAAAGTTGCCCGTTTTGCTGAAAAGAATGACCGTCGGATCGGCTTTTCGAAACAGGCCATAACCCGGTGCCAAGGCGGCAATGGCCTGGGCAATCCGCAATGGCGTCATGGTCCGAAGCGCCGTGCTGCTGCCCGCTTGCATTTCGGCCTGACTGGCCGGCGTTTGCGCTACCAGACTGGCCTGAAGATCAACATCAACGGTCAAAGTTTTGGGAGAGGTCCCACCGGAAGCCGTAAAGCCGACTGCTTGCGGGGTAATTCCGGCGCCGGGTGCACCGCGCGCGCCGGTCAGCGAGATATTCCAGTCGGCCTTGGTCGCACTGCCATTGATCACCTGGACATCGACCGTCAATGTGGAGCCTGAATACGCCGTCACCTGACCAAAACCCCAAACGGAACCATCCGAGGCTGAAACGATGGTGACGAAAATCCCCGCGGTATATTGCTCGCCGGTTTGAACGGCAAACGCTTTGGAGCCAATCGTCGGGGCCCAGGATGTTGTTGAGGTCGAAACAAAAGCGCCGGCAATGGCGGCAGCACTGGCGGCACTGGCCGCGGCGCTGGCTGCGCTATCTACGGCTTGCTGGGCCTTTTCAACGGTATTGGCGGCAACCGCCACCGTTTGCGCCAAAGCCGGAACAAATCGGGTTCGATGCCCCCCATTCGCAAGCCCGGTCGTGGGATTGCTGTCATCGGTAACGGTCGAACCATCACCGCCTACGGTCGTTGAGAAAGTAACGCTGCTCACGCGATGATCTCCTTGATTTCAAATGCTGTCGTAAAGCGGACCGGGTCCGGGTTATCGATTGGGGAAAGCGACCGAAGTCGCCCTAAAAAGCTTTGGCGCATCAGGTTGTTGCCGTCATCTTTGTCCCAGATCAGCAAAACCTCGTCGGTCACGCCCAAAATGCGGCTGGCGCCCAAGGCCGTGGTCATGGCCTCGATGTCGCTCAGCCAGTTCAAACCAAATTTGCAGACGCGGTATTTGGGCCGCTGATCGTAGTATTCAGAGCCCCCAATGGCCTCTTCGATGATGGAGGCGTCCTCATAACCCAGGCTCCAGCCAAACGAGGCATTGTTTTCAGGCTGAAACGAGTTGCCAACGAAAAGACGTCCAATCTCGACATAGCCATCGGCATTAGTGGTATCACTGAATTCGATCAGCCAATAGCGATAATTCACGATATCTTCAATGAATTCGAAGGCAAGCCCCGGGTAATAAGCCGCTTCTTCGGGATCCATCTTCCAGGACCAGAACGAATCGGACTCCCATTCCAATCCGCCATAGATGCCATCCGCCATATCAACCCAAACGTCCTTCCAGCCTGAGTCATACAGCGGCGATGAAAATGAGGCGCTGGTATTGCCCCGAATCCGAAACTGGGCTGAGGTCGACAGGTTGTGACCGACCACGCCAAATAAATTGACGATGCGTTCTTTATCGAGAGCCACCTGAAACTGGGTG